CCTCGTTTATTAAATCAGAGCTAGAATTTGACCAACTTATACTTGAGTTTTACAAAGAGGGTGAACCAAACTCTGGTTGGATACACTGTAGTTATTCTTCAAACCATAATAGAAACCAATGTTTGTACGCCAGTCGTGGAGAAGACGGTAAAACAAAATACACACCTTGGGTATGAAATTAGAAACTCAAATAGTAACAGGTAACTGTCCTGAGTGTCGAACACTAACAATGTTAGTTAGTTTTGACACTAACCTATACAGATGTGTAAACTGTGGTCATGATTTAGAACAAAAAGTAAATGGTGTTATTAAATATATGTTGGCTGACAAAAACAGTAAAATGAATTTAAGAAATTTAGACGATGGGCAAACTTCCTAAATTTGGCGTAAACATCTACCATAAAAGAACTCCAAAGAAACGACCTGGTAGACACGCAAAAAGTTACAGTAAAAGAATACCGAGACGAAAAAAAAGTAGAGGCCAAGGGAGGCCGTAGTGGAAAAGATCGTAATGATCTCTCTTCTGTATATAACATTCACAGGAGATATTAAATCAACAAAATTTGTTGAGATCTGGGAACCACAAAATTGTGCAGGTTGGTATCACTACGAAATAAAATCAAAACCAAAAAAGAAGACACCACTAACTGGACGCACGTATTACGTGTATAATGGTTATGGTAGTGAAGGCAAAACAATTAAAGTGATAGGATATAAATGTTCTGGGCGATAATTGTTTTTTTATTTTGGCTAGATATCTTATTATTTTTAGTATTGACATTTGGAATCATATCATATATAATATAGGATATGAAATACAGATACAAAGTAAAAGAAGAAGGAACAGATAAAGAAGAAACGATGGAAGCGATGAGCTTACATAAGTTAATTAAAAAACTAGATCCTAAAAAAACTTTTATAGTGAACTATGAAAACAAGAAGTCTCATGATTGTACTAAACTTGTTTTTAATGGCACATATAAAATAATATGAAGTTTGTAATAATCTTATTGTTAACTACAGGAGGATTAGAACAGATTAAGTATCCGATTGAGTCGGGGTTAACGTGCGAAGGTCAGGCACACAAGTGGCGTGATGCAAACGTCAAGTACTATGATGAAGGGAACACGGCCCACGGAACTCAAGGCTACTATACAAAGGAAGGTAATTTATGGTTAGGACACATATGCGAAAATTAATAGATAAGTTTCATTTGTGGCACCTGATATATAGAACAGAAATAGTCTGTTTTATAATTGGTTTTATCATTGGTGCTATAATATTTTAGACAAACCTATCTCAACGAGGGAATCGGAGATAGGTATAAAGGTGAGAAAAGTTTATTGTTCTTGCCACATTTCAGACATATTGTCAAGTCTCGCTAACTGGATAACATCCATACTTAACTGCCAACCTATATTTATTAACATTATCCTTGCCTTCTTTTTGTAATAGCTCCAAACTCTTAACAGACGCATCTGCCGCACATTCAGCCCAATCATTATATACAATAGGAGGTTGCACTGGAGGTTTACATTCTCCAGTTAAAAAAGAACACACCGATAGCACTAAAATAAACTTAATCATTGACAATCCTACATTAAATATTCTATATTGAGTGAAAGGAAAGAAAATGACAGACACAACAAAATATAGAAATGCTTCACTATCGCATTCAACATATAAGAAACTAGAGCTCTTGTCCAAAGTTATTGATCCCGATGTCACTTTGTCCATCTCTAAGACGATAGAGAAGTTAGCAAATGAGAAAGTGAGGAAGTTAAATGGCAAAGCACAGAACACCGTTCCTAAACAATGATGTTATTAATTTGAGTCATAGAAGAAACCAACCAGAGCAACAACTATGGATAGCGGTTTTGGCTAAAGCATTTGAAGATGCTTTTAAAACCACTGATGAAAGAGCTGCATTAGATGCTCTTAATTGGATTAAACATGGTTCAGATTTTAATTACGTATGTCATCTTGCAGGTAGAGATGGACATTACGTTAAATCTAGGATGTTGGATAAGGTTATAACTAGAGAGGCAGAAATTTTAGGTAAGCGTGAGATGAGAAAACAACACGTTCACAATATAATTGTGCTTAAACCTCAAGAAAAAAAACTTTTACCAATTAAAATAAAAAAGAAGAAAAAATATGTGTGGAAACCAGTTAAAGATTATAGTTTTCTACCAAAATACGATCATGGCTACATCGACAGAAAAAAAGATCTGTAAAGAGTGCAAAGGAAATGGTTACTTAAAAACTGAAATGGGAACCATTGTGCAATGTTTACAGTGTGCATCGGAAGGAGAAACAGATGAGAGTGGTAATGCTTTGCATATGCCTATCGTTCTTGACAAGCTGCAGCAGCGTGGACATTAGAGACGTAGAATGGGATCCTAAAAAGGCAATAGTCCGTATGACTTTTGGCCAGGTTAAATGAATGAAGTTATGGCATATCTTGCTGGTCTATTTGATGGTGAAGGTTGCGTTACATATAAACAACGACTCGAACACCGTAAAGGGAAGCCCAGAGCCTACAAGTACTGGAACATACGAATTGAGATAAATATGACTAGTAAAGAAACGATAGCTTTTGTTATGAGGACATTTAATTGTGGAGCTTTAGATTATAGACCACCCTATCCTCATCAGAACCACGGACAATATCGTTGGAGATGTAGTCATCAAGACGCGTGGGAAGTAGCGAAAGCTATTATGCCTTATTCGATAACCAAGAAAGATAAGTTACAAAAGATAATAGATCATTATGAATAAAATATTTTTAATTATAGCTAGTAGTTTTACGATGATAATACTTTTATCTTTGTTTATGATAGTTACAGGATGTGCAGGATGGCAATGACAAATAAAAAACAAATAGCAGCGTTGAGACTTACGATTAAGTGGTTTGAGAAACAAATTAAACCAAGAGATTGTGGTTGGATGTATACAACAATCGATGGTTTAAAACATAGAATAAAACATTTAGAAAAGAAAAATGAAAACAATACCTGACACTATAGATAGTATATTACGTTTTATTAAAAAGATAAGAGACATCTACTATAGATTCTTTGAGCATTTCGGTAGTAAGATGAATGTTTATGGTTGGAATGGTAGATGGAAAAATAGACAGAGGGGAACGGGATATGAAACATAAGAGCATGTCACAAATGAATAAAGAAAGAAAATTAAAAAATAAAAGTGTTTTTAAAGATAAAAAAATTAGTAACGATTATAAAAGTGGTGGAGCATACAAGGCCATACTTAACATGTTTGCTGAACAACTAGACGACGAGAAGTTTGCAGAACATTGTAGAAAATTTTTTAAAGGAGATAAAAATGAGCGAAAAGATACCGATTAATGTATTCAACTGGGGACCTTGTGTAGTCCAGTGTAAGATTAAAGAAGAGTTTAGACAGCTTCTGTTGAAAGAAGCTAAAACAAGTAATATTGATTTTAGAGATAAGTTAGCTGGACAGATTAACGAAGAGACTGGATATAGTGAAGAATCTAAAGCAAAGATCTTACCTACATTATCTCAGTATCTTGGAGTCTACGACCAGGCTTATCAGAGGTATAGAAATAAACCTTATGAAAAAGCCCCTGAATATATTTTGTCTGCGCTTTGGATAAACCATCAACGAAAGAATGAGTTTAATCCTCCGCACGATCATGATGGTAAATTATCTTTTGTTATCTATTTAGATATACCTGAAGCGTTGAAAGAAGAGAACGCTGAGTATGTTGGTAAGAGCTGTGGACCCGGTGGTATACAGTTTATCTACGGTAATGGGCCTAGAGACTGTATAACTTATATGTCTAATTTTCCTGAGACTAGAGATATTTTTATTTTCCCAGCGTGGTTAAAGCATTGGGTAAGTCCTTTTCAATCTGATTGTACCAGGATCAGTGTTTCGGGTAACGTGCATGATTCTGCGCCGTTAAATAATATATTAAATTTTGCGCCTAAGTACCTGAAGGATAAGGAAAAGAAAAAAGGTGATAAATAAAATAGATAAGTACAGCTATGCCCAAGGCACACGATTCATGGACCACGGCTCACGGAACTATGATGTTGCAGGGTACAGGCTACCGAGTGTAACAACCATTTTAGGTCGAACCAAAGATGACACTTATCTGAAAGATTGGATTAAGAAAAAAGGCGAAAAAGAGGCAGAGCGTATTAAGAACGCAAGTGCAGTGAGAGGCACGAGTATGCACAAGTATTTAGAGAACTACGTGTTGGGTAAAGGCTACGAAGATTTAACAGAGTTGGGACAAGAGACAAAACGTATGGCTGAGAAGGTCATAAACGAGGGTCTAGCTCCCGTTAGCGGATATTACGGGTCAGAGGTCACAGTTTACTATCCAGGCCTTTACGCTGGCTCTACGGACCTTGTAGGCGTACACAACGACAAGGAAACTATCATTGACTTCAAGCAAGCCAATAGACCCAAGAGAGAAGAATGGATTGGTGATTACAAATTGCAAGCTGGTGCATATGCCATGGCACACGACTACGTGCACAAATCTAACATTGAACAATGTATAATTATGGTATGCACACCTGACCTATATTATCAAGAATTTAGAATTGATGGTGCTAATTTACGTAGGGCAAAACATGACTTCTTACGAAGATTAGATAGATACCATGAATTATTGAAAGAAGAGGAGGAAAAACCAACATATGGCACGTGATATAATTTATAATGCTTTGGTCAAAAAATACGAAGCAGACATAGCCGACGCCAGTGCAAAGATAACTATCTTGATGACTGAGACTAGAATCATACCAGAACACATAGATGTTACGGGTGAAATTGATAAGTTGTTGGGCAAAATAGAAGATGCCGAGTCAAAGATGTCAATATTGCAGCGAGTTTATGGCAGAAATTAGGCAACAGTGGACTATATAGTAAATATTTTCATAAATTTTTTAAAAAATAAAAAAATTTATTTTGATGTAAAATGTCCAATATGCCAAAAGTCCAATAAATACGTCAGTATATGGGGGCGTGGTGGACATTTTAGGGATGAAAATAGACATTTTTGTGGTAAAAAATACTATATAAGGACATTTTAGGGGTCAAAAAGGACATTTTATGAAGCGTAAGAAGAAATATAAATATGCTGTTATCAACAAAAAGAAATATTATTTCTACACAATCAAGTGGTATGACATCACGGGAGATAGCTCGCATAAAGATACAGATGAAATGGATAAGCTACCTATTTGTAAGATGGTGACTCAAGCCTACATCTATAAGAAAAACAAAAAGTTTTTAACCACATTCTGTTCTTACGATGAAAGCGATGAAGTATTTAGTGACACCAACATATTTCCTATGGGTTGCATTATAAGTATGGAAAAAATATTAAACTAAATGATTGATTGGCTGATAGACAGTCGTTATCTATTTGGCTTCAATTAGACAAAAGGGAGGAAACATGTTCGGATCAAACGGAGACGAAAACAAAAACAAAATCGAAGAGCTAGAAGAAAAGGTCGAAGCGTTAGAAAACAAAATCGCTAACATTATGGACGTTCTTCAAATGCAAGATGAGTTTGATGTTGGAGAAGATACTGATGAAGATGTCGAAGACGACGATCAAGATTAATCTTTTTTGTTGCCCTCGATCTTTTTGGGGTCGGGGGTAACGTCTATAATCTGTGAGTAATCTTCTAAAATTTGTTTCATTTTGTTTTCTAGTTCTTGTTCTGACAGGTCCTCTAATTTCCCTGTTTTTATTATTTTTCTGTCTATGTATAATCCTGCAGCCTTTCCACGATTTGTCTCTGCGTTCACGGCAGCACTCCAAGCACCCTTCTTCAAAGCCGCGTCTTTAATTCGCCCAAGTTCTGCCACATGGCTAGCGTAATTCACTTCATATTTTTTAAGTCTCTCTTCTTTCAACTCCCCGATATATTTAACCACGAGAGGGTTCAGTCGAGGGTTGGTAAGCTCGGACCCTTCCTGCCTACAACGCTTCTCGCTGTACCCCGCTAGTTTTGCTGCTTCAGCTTTGGTTAGTGGTCCATCGGGTCCGCCAAATACTAATAGCTCGGCAAACCTTTTTTGCATTTCTGTTAATCTCTTTGGTAATCCCATATTGACAATTTAGGGTAACAATCCTATAATGTCAAGTATGGTAGTAACAAATAAAGATGCAAGAGCATTAGAGAAAGAAATAGAAAAATTAAAAAACAAAGAGATAGATCCTTATTATGATGCTGGTCCTTTTGCTCATGACTTAGAACATCACCCAGGTCAAAGAGGTCCAAATGATTTAGAACAAAGAATAGAAGATTTAATGAAAGTAAATTTAGCTCACCATAATATAAACGCAGACTTAAATAAGGAAGTTAAATACCAAACAGACCAAGCCAAGTTCTATAAAATTCAAGTTGAGCAATTAAAAAAAGAAAACCAAGAGCTTAGAAATAAACAAACAGAGTTTATTAAACAGTTTAGAAACAAAGGTGATATGTAATGTTTGTTAGACATTTACAACAGTATTTAGACAGGTTTACAGAGGGTGACAAAGGCAGACAAGGCAATGCCGTTAGTAATGCTAAAGTTTACATGCATGTTAATGGTCACCTCGAAGAGATTAAAAGAATAGAAGTTCAAGAGAGTAATATTATTGGGGATATGTCAATTAGAGTGGTATTTAAACCTCAAAAAGAACGATTAATTATTGCTCCTAACACACCAGAGTAACTCTGAAAAAATGCGTGGCCCAGAGGCTAAACTTTATCAAAAATTTAAGCGAGCAACTCCAAATATTTTGTGGCATCGTATAGAGAATTTAGCTATTCCAGGCATGCCAGATGTGTTGGGATACACAGAAAAGTTCTGGTATTTTACTGTTGAGTTTAAAGTTACGCGGAGTAACAAACTTAAATTTTCACCACACCAAATTGCCTACCATGTAGCACATCCACACAATAGTTTTATCTTGGCAGAGGCCCTCGGTTCGGGGACCGTTAAACTTTATGAAGGATCCGTGATCCGGGACCTTGCTGCTTGTGGCTTGAAGCTTGATCCTTTGTGCGTGGGGCTTGAAGCTTGTCGCTTGAAGCTTGAATCGCTTGGCGCTTGATGCTTGAAGCTTGGTCCTTGAACCACCAGGTCGTGTCCCGGCCTTCTCTCAAACACCAGAGGTAATGATTCCACAATATTGACCCATGATCTCTACTTTGAACTGGCATGTAGTTCCTCTAAGTATTCGTCTAATCCTAAGTTATCTATGAATGGCTCAATGACTCTGTCACTGGCCCAATAACCTTCGACCTCTTTGGTCTGAAGGTTCACCCATATATTAGGTCCGCCACCTGCAACCAGCAGCCGGGCTGCTTTGTAGCTATGGTCGTTAAACGTTATCCATTCAATGTCGTAGACGCCTTCCATGAAGGCCTCCAGCTGCTTCATTGTGTTATTTTCATCTGTTATATCTTCGGCAATGTTCTTACACATCCTGCGAAGCTGCTCTTCGCATGTCTCACTTTTCTTTTTTAATGCTGTCATAATTTACCTTCTCTTTCTAGTCCTATTATATCCTACAGCTTGAAGCTTGTCAAGCTTGGCGCTTGGCGCTCCGAAGTTAGTCCTCCTGACGAGCGCCAACGAATTCTTGCCAAACTGCCGTCCAAAGTCTGGTTCCTAGAGGCTTTGCAACCTCATGGCGGCATCTTGGTTTCTGCATATAATTTTTCAGCAGACCAGCCAGCAGTATGACTATGGTCAAGTATTCGATCTATTGCATAGCGTTAAATAGAATACCTAGGTCACACTTTAGAACACTTGACCCCAGATCCAATTCCACCCTTTCGTTTGTTACATAGACACTTATTAATGTGCCAGCGTAATTGGATCAGGGCTCAAGTTTGCCCGAGCCCCTAATCCACCCACCCATCTCTAGGCTCATAGTTAGTGAGGTGATCAAATCTCACGGGGAATTACCCAGTGAATTAGTGCTCAATGGTCAAGCAGTTTCCTCAAGCCGATGTTACAGTTTTATACCGCTTGAGACTTGCTTGAGACTCTCTTGACCCCAGATCTCTGGAGATCTAGAACTGTTACACAACGTGCACCAGAGATCAGGGCTCAAGTTTGGTCAAGCCCCGCCCGATGTTCAGGGCAGAGGCCAATGTTATTTCAGACTTGACCCCAGATCCAATTCGTCTAGTAGCTGTACACTTCTAACCAATACACCCTATGCATAGGATGAATCAAATTGGATCAGGGCTCAAGTATAAAAGTACAATATAAATATTGTAACCACACCTGCCATTATCATTTCCCAAAGTTCCATTTATCTGGGAAGAGCAAATAATATTAATACATGAAGCATAACCAACATGATTAACCAAAATGTAAAACCCATTTAGTTTACCTTTCTCTTATAAGTTATAACAGGATTTATTGCCGTTGTATATCTTTCAATTACTGGATCCCAGAAACAAATTAATTTATTTCCTTTGTAGTCTTCCCACACTCTACAACCAACATGGCTCATATTACCAGCTCTAAAAATAGTCTTATTATATTTTTTAGCGAACCAAGAAACCATAAAGTCCGTTCTTGTTAATATACCTTTTACGTCTTCTACTATTTTATTTATATCTTTCATATTTAATATATAACACTTGACTTATACTATGTCAATAGGATAATGTAGGACTATGTTATAGAAATAAAAAGATATAAATAATAACCAACAACCACAGGTTGTGGCGCGCTTCGCGCGCCGCACAGACCCTCGGCCTTCGGCCGAGGGGTCCCAGCCCGTTTTGCAAAGTCCGTTAAACACGGACCCCCACCCACCCTTTTTACAAAAAAGGGGTCCCACTGCTTTACTATATATGCCTTGATTTAGACACCCAACCATGTTAAAAACGTTTTAGGTACCATAAGAAAGAAAGAAGAAAAAAATTATGATTAAAAAAATTGCCAATGGCAGCTCTAACTCATATCAATATTATCCACCAAAAGATCCTTGTATTTATCTTTTGTACGATAGCTCGGACAAAATTATTTATATTGGTGAAACCACTAAACTAGCAATTAGATTATATAGTCATAGTAAAGATCCATCTAAGAAAGACTGGACCTTAAAATTTAAACATTTAAAAGCACCACAAAATTTAAAAGCTAGAAAATTTTACGAGGCATATTTAGTTTTAAAGTATCAACCAACATTACAGAAAGGAGATATGTTAAAACCATATGTAACCATTGTTAATACCAGAAGAAAAGAGAAGTCTATGATTCTTCCTGGTTATGGTAAATTTAAACCTTTGCCAGAAAATGTAAAAGCTGCTAAAGAAAGTTTAGGTATTTATTCAACCAATTCAAAATATAAGAAAAAATTAGAAAGTTTAATTGAAAAAGACAACGCTGCTAAATTTTCTAACTATCTGATTAATAATCCTAAAGCCGTGCGTAGTGTGGCAACTTGCAAAATTAATCCTGGAAAATCAATTTGGGTTTACGGTGCAGCTAAACACTGGATGTTAGACTTATCCCATGAAGATAGAATAGATAGTTTAAAATCAGTTAAGCAATGGTGGAGATTACAAAGAATTGCCGCTACCAGAAAAACTAGGGCTGAAGAACATTTAAAACTATTTGAAAAAATTTATAAGGCTAGAAAAGAGCAGTTAGCGAGTATTGCTAAGGAGCCTGTGAACAATATAAATGATTTTTATAGATTAGCTCAAAATCATATGAATCCTGTAATCACAGAAGATGTTTCATATAATTTTTATAGATATAAAACCTATCATGGATGCCTATATGAGCCTTGGTATGTATGGCAACATAATGTATATTATGGAGCAAGATACGCCGATCTTGAAAAGGAATGTAAAGAACTTATTCAAGAGTACTTGGCAGATACTCATTATTATGGTGAGAATTATGGTGAAAGACGAAGATATGAATATGATTTACCAGGGCAAGGATATCAACAAACTACCCTCTGACGTAAGAAGAGTATTTAAACAACTTCAATTATTACATGCAGAAAAAAAGATACAGAACAAAGCAAAGAATGATTTTCTATCTTTTGTAAAATGCATGTGGCCTGATTTCGTAGAGGGGTCCCACCACAGGCACATCGCAGATAAATTTAATAAATTAGCCACAGGCGAAATAAAACGCCTGATAGTAAATATGCCACCAAGGCATACTAAATCAGAATTTGCTTCTTATCTTTTGCCATCGTGGATGGTGGGCCGTGAACCGAAGTTAAAGATAATTCAAACTACGCACAATGCAGAACTAGCCGTGAGGTTTGGTAGAAAAGCAAAGAACCTAATCGACTCGGACGATTATCAAAAAATTTTTAAAACAAGATTACAAGAAGATTCGAAAGCTGCAGGACGTTGGGAGACGGCACAGGGCGGCGAATACTTTGCTGCTGGTGTTGGCGGAGCAATCACAGGACGTGGTGCTGATCTCTTAATCATTGACGATCCACACTCGGAACAAGATGCCTTGTCACCTACAGCATTAGACGGAGCGTACGAATGGTATACATCAGGTCCTCGTCAACGTTTACAACCAGGCGGTAAAATAGTCTTGGTGATGACTAGATGGTCT